ATCTACGCGGTCGATGACGAGCCCCATGCCGTCAATTCCGGCACGCAAACCATCGTCGTGCGCTTCGCGCCGATCGCGGCTGTCAAGGAAGTCACCATCATCGCCGAGAAGACGGTGACGCTGACACATGGCACCTACACCGGCGTGTCCGATGCTCTGCCGGACCCGACCGTGCTGACGATCCAGCTCGTGAAGCAGGGGGCGAAAACTTATGCGCCGACGACGGATTACAAGCTGACCGGTGCTGCGGTCGATTGGTCGCCTACCGGCGACGAAATGGCGCCTGGCTCGACCTATCAGGTCACCTATCGCTATCTGACCAACGCGGTCCCGTTCGACGTCGAGCGCGACCGCTTCAAGATCTCTGGCGCAGCGGACGGCACCACGGCGTTCGTGAAGTACGACACCAAGCTGCCGCGCTATGACGCGATCGTGGTTGATCAGGCCGGCACAATCTCCTATCTCAAGGGGATCTCGTCACTGTTCGCGCCGCAGACTTGCTCCGTTGCAGCGACGCTCGTGAAGCTGGCGGATGTCTTCAACAATTGGGGACTCCTTCCGACCGTTCGGCAGGTCGGGACTGTGCGCATGCCGTTCGCAGATCTGCGCAGTCTCGAGAACATGGTCACAGATCTCTATGCGCTCGTCGCGGAGGAGCGTCTGCAGCGGGACGTCGACCGCAAGGATGTCTCGTCGAAGCGGGGAGTGTTCGTCGATCCGCTGATCGATGACGACATGCGTGATCAGGGGCTTGCGCAGTCCGGCGCGATCTTCGGCGGTCTCTTGTGGCTGCCGATCGAGCCGACCGTCACCACCATGCCCGTCGTCAATACCACGCTGGCATACACGTCCGAGAACGTGTTCCAGCAGCTCCAGATCACCGGCGAGTCGAAGATCAACCCATATGCCTCGTTCGCGCCCCCGGCGACTGAGGTGACCCTCAATCCGTCGATGGATCTCTGGTCGGACACTCAAACCGTCTGGAACTCGGTCGAGACCTCTCGCACCGGTTGGCAGCGAACTAATTTTGCGGCCGGACCGCTGATCGGCACATCATCCGAGGTGACCGATCGGCTTGTCAGCAGCGTCACCAGCCAAGCGGAAACCATCCGTCAGCGCGCTGTTGGCTTTGTCATCCGCGGCTGGGGCTACAACGAGCCGGTGACGAAGGTGACCTTCGATGACATCGATGTCACGCCGCCGAATGTGCATGCGGATGGCAATGGTCTCGTGTCGTCTTCGTTCAATATTCCTGCCGGCGTGCCGGTCGGCGTGAAGCATGTTGCGTTCCGCGGCATCAATAACGGATCGACGGCCAACGCCCTCTACACGGCCTATGGTTGGTTGACGACGATCACCAACGAGCGCAACACGATCACCACGTTCTGGTATAGCGCTGATCCTCTGGCCCAGACATTCCGCCTGGCTGCGCCGCGCCAAGCCGTCGGCGTGGACATCAAGTTCACCAAGATCGGTGACCGCAACAAGCCGGTCCGTGTTCAGCTCCGTGAGGTGGATCTCGGCATTCCGACCGAGCGTGTTGTGGCTGAGTGCATTATCGACATGCACAATGTCACCGCGGTCAATCCGCTCTCGACCGCGCCTCGGCTGGAATCGCACTGGACCTTTGCTCCGTTCACGCGACCGACCACCCTGCGCGAGGATCGCAGCTACTGCATCACGCTGCTGACGGACGATGCCACTCACGCGGTTGCCATCGCGGATCTCGGCGGTTTCGACCAGATCAATGGCTGGGTGACGAGCAACGCTTTCCCGAACGGCACGTTCCTCGATGGCTCGGACTCGCGCACCTGGGTGCCGAAGCCCGGCCGGTCGCTGGGCTTCCGTCTCCGCGTCGCCAAGTTCGATCCGGTCATCCGCACGGTCGAGGTCGGCACGATCAATGTCACCAACTGCTCGGATCTGATGCCGCTCCTGGTGGCGGAGCGTCCGGAGGGGACGGCGATCGAGGTCGAGTTCGAGGCGCCGAACGGTGCGAAATACGTCACCGCGCCGGCCGTGAACGTGCAGCTGCCATCAACGATCACCGGCGACGTCAAGGTGCGCTTGCGCCTGATTGGCACTGCCAGCCTGTCGCCCCTGATGCTGCCGCATCTGCAGATCGTGGCCGGCGCGATCGCCGCATCTGGCGATTACATCTCGCGGGCGTTTGATGCTGGCACGGACTCGAAGATCCGCCTGGTGCTCGACGTCTATCTGCCCTCGACGGCGACGTTCGAGGCGAAGATCCAGACCGGGATCAATGCAGGCCTGCCGGTCTGGTCTGGAGCCAATGCGCTGACGTTGGAGCGGGCGACGCCGCTTGGTGATGGTTGGGAGGAGCGGCAATACATGCTCGACCACGTCAACAGCGCGATCTCGCGTGCCTATGTGAAGATCACCGGCGGTCCCGCGGCCCGATCGAATGTCCGTAAGATCCGCGCTTTCGCTGTCAAATCGACGACGGGTTAATCAACATGTCGAATGATGAAACGCAGCGTGGCTATCCGCTGCCGTCTCCTGACAACATTGCATATGACGACGCGAAGCGTATTCGCGACGCTATCCTGTTGATCAATGATGACGTCACGGAGCTCGACGAGCGCGACGCGTCGGAAACGGAGCGGGGCAATGTGCGGCTCGCGACGCCTGCCGAAGCGGGTGCCGGGACGGCCTTGGATCGTGTGCCAGCGGTCAAGCGCGTGAAGGATATGATCTCCGCGGCGATAACGGCGCTTCAGTCTTGGGTATCTGAGCAGCTTGCAGACCTAGAAACGGAGTTCGACCAAGCGAATGCGGACTTGGAGCAAGCGTTTGCAGAGGCACTCGCTGGTAAGTTGCCGACGTCGGCAGTCGGGAACGGCGCAAACAAGATCGTTGCATTCGACGCCGATGGAAAGTATCCGGCGGCGGATGGCTCCAAGTTGACGAATGTGGTGGTCAAGAAGAACTACATCATCAACGGAGCTATGCGTGTATCCGGCCAGTGGGGCTCGGCGGCTATCACCGCTAGCGCCCTCTATCCGGTAGATCAATTTAGGTTGGCCCATTTGAACATGACGGGGGCGCTTACGTTGCAGCGGGTTGAGGCAACGTCCCCAGCAGGCTCCCCAAACCGTCTCAGGGCAACAGTCACTACGGCGGACGCCTCTATGGGGGCTAACGACTACGTCCTCATTCAGAATATCCTAGAGGGGACCCGTACTGCGGACCTCCTGTTCGGTACCGCCGGAGCTAAGGATGTATGCGTTCGGTTCGGATGCAAGGGTCCTGCTGGGATGGTCCTCGGCGGCTCCATACTCAACGGTGGAGGCAATCGGTCTAGGCCGTTCTCGTTCGTATGCACGGGGGTGGATCAGGTTGTCACGGTCCCCCTGAGTGGCGACCAAGGTGGCGTCTGGCCCGTGGATACGTCGGCTTCCATGGTGCTCGACATCGCGCTTATGGCAGGGTCCACGTACCAGCAGCCGACAGGCAGTTGGATTGCCGGGACCGCCTTCAGTCATCCGCTGCAAGGCAACTTCATGGCTGCCGTTGGCAATGTCTTCGAGTTGTTTGACGTGGGGTTGTATCAGGGGACCAGTGCCCCGCCTTACATCGTGCCTGACCTAAGTGATGACCAGCGTGAGTGTAACCGCCATGTGCAGAACATCGGGTCCTTCATTTCGGCTGGCTACGGCACTACCGCCAACACCATCTACTCCACGGCCTTCTTCCAAGATGAAATGCGGGCCGTGCCTGCAATCACCTTCGGCTTCATTGGCTCAAGCAATGCGGGTGCTGCGGCGGCAAACGCCGTAACAACCAAGTTCGTTCGGGTTGCCCATGCAGTCGGAGCTGATGGCCATTCCTACGTCATCAACAACGTACTCGCCCTCGCCCGGCCGTAAGGACCTCACCATGTATGCAAAGTACACAAATGCTGACCATACCCTCGGCGAGTTCGAGGTGGATGGTGTAGTGTGGACCACTCCATTTCCGCCTACCTCGGGGGACCTTCGAGAGAGGTACGATACCTTCCTCGCAGGGGGCGGGACCGTGGAGCCGTTCGTTTCTCCGCCGGTTAACCTCGTTGCCTACGCCAACACCAAGCAATGGGAGATGGCGGTGAGCGGCGTGGTGCTCGTAGACATCGGCGGGCAGCCCGTACCGTTCCAGACTACGGAAGCGGCCTACAGCCTGCTCATGGGCACGGTGCTGGACATGCAGATGGAGGGTGGCCCTACGTCCGCTCACTGGCAGGTTGGCCCCACGTCCTTCCTCGACATCGACAAAGCGGGAATGATCGCCGCGGGGCGTGCCGTCAAGGCGCACATCCAAGCCACCTTCGACAAGCTTCCCGCCATCTTCGCGGACATAGCGGATGGGTCGATCACGACGCCCGCTGAGATCGACGACGCGTTCAATCAATAGTTCTGCAGCACCGGCGATCGTTCGCCCTGGCTGAACGTCTGTTGCCGCGCTTCTCGGCGCGATGACGCTCGGCCTCAACTCGACATCGTTGCCACCACAAAACGCCGTCTGACGGCGCGCTTTGCACTGGAGAAAGACCATGACCAACCCGACCTTTGGCATTACCTTCAACCGGACGAGCGATGAGCCGCGTCCGGTTGTCCCGTCTGATATGGCTGTCCTCGGCATCGTGTTGCCCTCTGACGATGCCGATGCTGCCGTGTTCCCGCTCAACAGGCCCGTCGAATTCAATTCGAGCGATACCGCTTATCTGACCAAGCTCGGCACCGGTCCGCTCTATCGCAGCATCGCTGCCGTGAACACCCAGCTCGACGACTATCAGCAGGCCGCGCGCGTGGTCGTGTCGCGCGTCGCTGACGACGGCGATATCGACCAGGTCATCGCCAACATCGTCGGCAGCCGCGCCGCCGGCAGCGGCATCTTCGCGCTGTTGCGGGCAGGCGAGGTGCTGGGCGTCATCCCGCGCGTCATCGGCGCGCCTGGCTATACCGGCCGGTTCACCCGCACCGACCCGAATATCAATGTCACGCGAGCCGCCAAGTCGGGTGGCAACACCGGCAATGGGCTCATGACCCTTGGCGGACCCAGCTACGGCGCCGACGCGAAGAACGGGCTGTACCGCGTCCGCTGCATCGGGGGCGCTCGCTCGGCCGCTTCGGCACCGAAGGTCGGCGGCAACACCGGCACCGGCGCGATTGGCGCTCTGACGGGGGATGCAACGGCAGCGATCGGCGCGTGGCGCGTGATCTGTCAGGCTCAGTCGGTCGATGGCGGCGCGTTCGCCGTTCTCCGCCCCGATGGCGGCTTCGATGGCGTTGCGCTGGTCGGCACGCCTTACAACAGCGCCAACGGCGTCAATTTCACGCTGGCAGATGCCGGTGTTGATTTCGTGGTCGGTGACGAGTTCGTTGTCACCGTCGCCGCGGCCGTGCCGGCAAATGGTGGCGTGTTCTCGGTCATTGATCCGCTCGGCACGCGCCTGGCCGATGCTGTGGTCGGCACGCCTTACAACGGTGCCGACCTCAAGTTCACGATCGCCGACGGCTCGGTCGATTTCGTCATCGGCGACGGTTTCGACGTCACTGTGGTGATCACCGGCGGTGTTGCCGAAGCCAATGCGATCTGCGCGGCGCTGCCGGCCGTGTGCTCCGCGCTGCTGGCGCACGCCATTGTCGGCGGCCCGGCCACCACCAAGCAGGATGCAACTGACTGGCGCGAGACGATCAATAGCGATCGGCTCATTCCCGTCGATTGTTTCGTGAAGGCACAGCACGGCACCGAGGTGGTCGAGGAAGACATCGTTGCTCGCGCGATGGGAATCGCCGTCCGCCGCGATTATCTCCATGGCGGCGTGCCGTCGCATTCATGGGCGAATGAGCCGGTGCAGGGCATCATTGGCCTGAAGCGCTATGACACCTTCTCGCTCACGGACGGCGCGACGGATGGTCAAGAACTGCTGGCGGCCAACATCGGCATTGTCGCCCGCGGCGAGATGGTGGTTGAGACCGCGATCGCGCAGTTCGGTTTCATCTTCATCGCGACCGACAATGCCGGTGATGATCCGCTGTGGCAGTTCTACAATGTCACGCGCATGCGCGACTACATCCATCTCGGTTTCCTCAAGTCGCTGCGCAAGCGTCTCGGCGCCTCGAACATCACACCGCATTCAGTGCAGGCGCTGCAGAACGAGATGGAATTCTGGCTGCGCGACCTGAAGTCCGATGAGCATATCCTCGGCTACCGGGTCGGCTTCGAGAAGGACAAGAACAGCCCGGAGAACCTCCGCCTCGGCCGCCTGCGCGTGTTCTTCCAGGCCGAAGAGCCGCCGGTTCTCCGCCAGCTCAACATTGACAGCCGCCGCTATCGGCAGGCGCTCGATGACATGCTCGACACCCTCATCGTCCAGGCGAACACGCTGGTCGCCTAACGGCGCCCGGCGGTCACCGCATCACTCAATCGCAAACCGGAGAATTCCATGTCTCTCTTCATTCAAGAGGCCGTCAACCTGTTCGTCGGCGATGACGGCCCCGACAACAGCAAGCATCTCACGCTGACGTCGATCAAGCTGCCGACGCTCGAAGAAAAGAGCCAATCGCATTTCGCGGGTGGCGCGATCGGCGAGATCAACATCGGCGGTCTCGGCCTCAGCGCTCTCGAAATCACCTTCGGGATCAAGGGCTATGATCCGCAGATCATGAGCCAGTTCGGTCTCGGCGGCCGGCGCAACCTGACCTATACGGTCTATGGCGCCATCCGTGACATCAAGGGCAATGCGCCGATCGAATTGAAGGTGGTCGCGCAGGGCCGCATGGCGCGTCTCGAAGGCGACGATCTGCAGCGCGGCGAGCTCATCGGCCATTCGCACACTGTGCAGGAGATCCTTCACTACGCCGTCTGGTGGAACAATCAGGAGAAGTATTATTACGACTTCTGGACCTCGGACTGGCGCGTGGATGGTGTCTCGCAGAATGCGGATGTCCGCAACATCCTGCGCATTCCGGGTGCAAGCTGAGGGCTGATCGATGACCACGCTCACGCTCAAGAAACCGATCTCCGTCAACGGTACCGAGGTCACCTCGATCGAGATCGAGGAACCGACCATCGGCGGGGTCGAGGCCTTCGAGACCGCGAAGGCGGCGGGCGAGTCGGACACTGCGGCAACGCTCAAGATGCTTGCCGCGGATCTCGACTGGCCGCTTTCGGCTGTCCGCAGGATCAAGGCCTCCGACATGCTCAAGATCTCGGAAGCGCTCGCCCCTTTCGTCGCCGCGGATGGTCACACTGGCGAGTGATCACCGCGGACGTTGCGGCAATCCTGCACTACTCACCGCACCACTTGAAGCGCGAACGATGGTCCGCGCTTCTCCAGTGGCATGCGCAAGCCGTGCGGATCGGTAAGGCGATGGGCCTCACGATGGCCAATGTGGAATAGGCATGGGAACGCTCACTAGCCAGCTCGTTGTTTCGCTGATCGACAGGGTCACTGGTCCCGCAAAGACCGTGGCCAATTCGATGCAGGCGCTCAATAGCCGCATGAAGGCCATCACGGCCGGGCAGGCGGCTGTCGCGTCGCGTCTGCAGGGTCAGATGATCGGTGCCGTTGCGGCCGGCTACAGCCTCCAGAAAGCGCTGGCTGCGCCAATTTCGATCGCGTCGGACTTCGAGTCGGCGTTGCTCGATATTGGCCAGAAAGCAGACCTGAGCGATGCGTCGATCAAGTCGCTCGGCGAGCGCATCCGCGCGCTGGCGCCGCAGATTAACCAGGCCTCGTCAGAAGTTGCCAAGGGCATCGACACACTGGTCGGCTTCGGCCTCGATCCGGAGCGTGCGGAGACCCTCATCAAGCCGATCGGCATGGCCGCGACTGCCTACAAGGCCTCGGTCGATGATCTCGCCAAGGCCGGTTACTCCGCGCTCGACAACCTGAAACTGAAGGCTGAGGACTTCGGCAAGGCGCTCGACGTGATGGCGCAGTCGGGCAAAGAGGGCGCGTTCGAAATCAAGGATATGGCGGTGGAGTTTCCGTCGCTGACGGCGTCCGCCCAGGCGCTGAAGATGGAAGGCGTCACGGCGATCGGCCGGCTCACGGCCGCGCTGCAGATCGCGCGCAAGGGCGCCGCCAGCGGCAGCGAGGCGGCCACCAACACCGCCAACCTGATGCAGAAAATCATCTCTCCGGAGACGACGAAGAAATTCGCCAAGCTCGGCGTCGATATCCGCAGAGAGCTGAAGAAAACGCAGGCTGCGGGCGGTGACATCTTCGAGATGATCGCGGCGCAGACCAACAAGGCGCTGAAGGGCGACCTGTCCAAGCTCGGCGACCTGTTCGAGGATGCCCAGGTGCAGAAATTCTTGCGCCCGCTGATGCAGAATCTCGACGAGTACCGGAAGATCCGGGACAAGGCGCTCGGTGCTGACGGCGTTGTCGGCAAAGACTTTGCTCGGCGCATGATGACGAATATGGCGCAGACGTCCGCGTTCACGATCCGGATCAAAGAGCTGGCGATGTCGATCGGCAACATCCTGCTGCCGGCGATGAACAGCCTCATGGCCGGGCTGGCGCCGGTCGTGAAGAGTTTCGAGAAGTTCGCCGACGCCCATCCGCACCTGGTCGGCGGCGCCGTCAAGGTGGCGGCTGCCCTGATCGCGCTTCGCGTCGCAGCGATCGCGGCGCGCTTTGCCATGGCCTTCATGGGCGCTGCAGCTCTGACCGCGCTCGCTCCGCTGCGGCTACTGCCAGCTGCGATTGCCGCAGTTGCGAGAGGCATGCTGGCTCTGCGCAGTCCCGCGCTCATCGCGGCGGGGGCGATGCGAGTGTTCAAGCTTGCATTGCTTGGGACAGGCGTAGGCGCGTTGCTCCTTGGCATCGGCGCGGCCGCCGCCTTCGTCGCGAACAACATGAAGGGCATATCGACCGGGTTCAAATCGTTCTTCGCTGCGGTCAGGGCAGGCCTCGACGGCAATCGTTTCCCGGCGCTGACGGCTGCAATGGAAAAGCTCGGCGCTGTGTGGAACGCTCTCACTGGCGAGATCGACGCGTCGAAATGGGAGGCCTGGGGACAGGGCGCCGGCACATCGGTCGCGCAGGCGATCACCAGCATCGCTGACGCGCTCGATACGGTCATCAGTAAGTGGGAGACCTTCAAAAGCGTGTGGGACGGAATTCAGAAATTCCTGAACTATCCGCTTATCAAGTTTCCCGACGCCGTCGGCAATAAGGAAGGCTACGACGAGGGCCGCAAGAACGACGACGCGCGTCGCAAGGGCATGATGGGTCTCGGCGGAGGGGGCCTGAAGGACGAGCGGAGCGAGCTGGGCGTGCCGGTCATCGGCGGCGGCAAGAGCTGGGATCTCGGCACCGACGTGCGCACCGGCGCGCTCGATGGATCTGCGCAGGCTGCCAGCGCGGGCTCGAAAACCGGGTCGAGCTACAAGGAGAACATGAAGTCCGAGCTCGATACGGTCGCCCCGATGATCCAGCAATACATGCAGCAATGGGGCAGCATGCTCGGCAGCTTCTCGGCATCCCCAACGATCACGCCGAAGTTCGGCCCGGTGCCATCGGGCGCCGGACAGAAAGGTGCGTCCCTCGGTGGAGCGGCTGCAAAGCATCACGCGGCCTTTGCCGACTACGGCTTCAAGACGGTGTAACCCATGCTTTGTCAGCTCGGTGCCTGCCAGTTCACGGTCGCGCCCCTCAATTTCCACGAGACCGATCACGATGCCGGCGCGTCATTTGCGTCGCATGACGTGCTCGGCCGCATGCCGGATCTCGAATTCGTCGGCGAGGCGGCGGAGTCGTGGACCATCCGGGGGCGCCTGTTCCCGGAGCGTTTCGGCGGCCTCGGTGATATCGCCAACCTGCACGCCATGCGACGTGCCGGCGCAGCTCAGTTCTTCATGCGCGGTGATGGCGTCCCGATGGGTTGGGTGGTGATCGAGCGGGTCACGGAACGTTCGACCTATATCGGCTCGAACGGGGTCGGCCGCGGCATCGAGTTCGAGATCAACCTGAAACGTTCCGGCGCGCCGAACGCGGCCGGCATCTTTGGCGCCTTGATGGACATTTTCCGATGAGTGCAGAGCGCTATGTCGTCGAAGGCGATGTCATGCTCGACAATCTGATCTGGCGCCGGTACCGCCGGCAGACCCCGAAGCTTGTTGAGCAGACGCTTGCCCTCAATCCGGGCTTGGCGGCCTTCGGACCGTTTATTCCCCGCGGGACCGTCATAATGCTGCCGATCGACGCGCCGGCACGGTCGCGGGTCGTGCCCGTGATCAAGCTGTGGGACTGAGCTCGTGCAAGCGCAATTCCAGATACTCGTCGGCGGCAATGACGTCAGCAACGCCTTCAACCAAGTGCTGGAGAGCCTGACCGTCAGCGACAAGGAAGGAACCACGTCAGACACGGCCTCGATCACGTTGGACGATCGCGACGGCCAGATCGCCATGCCTGGCATCGGAGATCCCATGACGATCCTGTTGGGGTTCGACACGACGGGCGTCTCCCTGGTGTTCGACGGGACGGTCGATACCGTTCGCTCGGCCGGGACGCGCGGCGGCGGCCGGACCATGGTGATCAGCGCCAAGGGATTTGATCCGAAGGGGAAGGCGAAAGAGCCGCTCGAATTCCATAAGGACGATGCCAGTCTCGAGGAATTCATGAGCGAGGCCGCCGGCAAGGCCGGCATGTCGATACGTGTGGCCGGCAAGCTCGCCTCGATCAAGCGGCCGTATTGGTCGGCCGGCACCGAAAGCTTCATCCACCTCGGTCAGCGGATTGCGCGCGAGGTTGGCGGCAATTTCAAGATCCGCGGAAAGATGGGGATCATCACTGAGAAGAATGCAGGCATTTCGGTGTCCGGCATGGCGCTGGGCGGGGTTACGGCGCGCTGGGGCGACAATCTGATCGAGTGGGACATTTCCCCGGCCTTCGCGCGTCCGCGCTTCCAGCAAGCCCGCGCGCGGTTCTACGACAAGGCAAAGGCTAAGTGGGTCGAGAAGCTGATCGAGATCCCTGGGCAAGGCGCTTCGTCTCCGGCAACCCATACACACCGACAGACTCGGGCCGATGAGGACGAGGCCGAGAGCTCGGCGACCGACAATTCAAAGTCGTCAGAGAAAGAGCGGGGCGGCGGGGCGGTCACGATCGTCGGAAATCCCGCCGCGCAGCCTGGTGGCGGATGCACCGTGTCAGGCGCGCGGCCGGGTATCGACGGCTCCTATAAGATCGAGAGCGTCGAGCACACGCTCACGCGCAGCGATGGTTACAAGACCAAGCTCGAACTGAAGCATCCGGAAGGCGACGTCGGCAGCGACAGCCGCGAAGCCGGCTAGGCGACCACCCCTCAAAACAACTCACCAGCCGTGCCAGCACACCCGCTGACGCGGCGATTGCGCATGGAGAAAGACATGACAGATCTCGTTGCTCTCAAGGCCGCGAATGCGAAGCGCTGGGCGAATGTACGGCTGACCCGCGGTCCCGAATTCATTGCGCCGGCACGACGGGCCGTCGCGAACAAGGCGCGCTATCTTGCGATCCCCCAGCGCGCGAAGATGCCGGACATCGGGTGGGTCTTCATCGCCGTCTCGCATTATCGGGAGTCGGCGCAGGACTTTACGAAGAACCTCGGTCAGGGAGATCCGCTCGGCCAGAAAACCACCCATGTGCCGGCGGGGCGCGGGCCGTTCTACGGCGCGACTGCATTCGAGGATGCGGCTGTCGATGCGCTGGTCAATTGCGCGCCTTATGCGGCCCGGCTGACCGATTGGTCTGCCGCCGGCATGCTGACCAATCTGGAGCGTTATAACGGCCTTGGCTATGCAAACGGGCCTGTCACCAAGCGCAACGGAGTGGTGATCGCACGGTACCCCATCCAGCCGAGCGCCTACATCTGGTCGGGCACTGATCAGTATGTGAAGGGCAAATACGTCGCCGACGGCGTGTTTGATCCGAACACCGTCGATAAGCAGCTCGGTTGCGCCGGCCTCATCCTCGCGATGATGCAGCTCGATGCGTCGATCTCTTTCGATCAACCTTCGGCAGATCCGGAGCCGTCCGTGATCCCCGTCCTGCCGGCGGTCGGCGTATTCGACGCGCGATGGCTGCAGGTGTCCCTCAATGTGCTCGGAGCGTCGCCGCAGCTCGTGGTGGACGGCATTAGCGGTCCAAGCACCCGCAGTGCCGTCCGAAAGTATCAGGTCAGCAAGCGTCTGACTGCAGACGGCTTGGTTGGCCCGGTGACGATCGCGGCAATCAATGCCGACCTGGCTGCGACTGCCAAGCCCAAGACCATCGTGGTCCCGACCATCACCGTGCCGCCGGCCGGCGAGGTGAAGCCGGGCCTGGCGCCGACGTTCTGGGGGCGCGTCGTCAATCTGTTCAAACCGAAGGTGTGATCATGAAGGTGTTTCTCATTGCCGCTGCCATCGTTGTCGCGCTCCAGCTTTGGTATGCGCTGGTCGGGCGTTCCTGGCTGAAATCAAAGCCATGGGCGCAGGGCTTTTTCGCGGCCGTCGAGCCGATCGAGATCGCGCTTTACAAGAAATCCGAGACGATCCTTTGGGCGCGCTTGAAGATGATTGTTGGCGCAACGCTCGCTGTTTTGACCACGGTCGGCTCAATCGATGTCACGCCTATCATGCCGCTCGTGCCGGAGGCGTATCAGGGCGCGGCGCATACGGCGATCAATCTGCTGCCGCTCCTCATCACGATCGTCGGCATGATCGATGAAAAGCTGCGCAATACGACGACGAAGCCGATCGAGCTCGTCGCTGTACCCGACAAGGCGGTGCCGCCGGCCGTGGTGCTCGCTCTTGCGCGGGCTGACATGGCTAAGATGGATGCCGTCGCGGCGGTCACCGAAGCAAAGGCGGTCTGATCATGCTGACTTTCATGGCGGCCCTGCCAGCGATCCTCGGTGCGCTGGCAGGCATGGTGCCATCGCTGGTGCAATTGTTCACGCTGAAGGAAACGAATGCCCATGCAATCGCAATGGCGCAGCTCCAGATGCAGACTGCAAAGGAAGGCGGCGCGCTACAGATTGATCTCGCGAATTCTCAGGCTGATATCCGACAGGCAGACCATATTTACCAGTTTGCTAGCGGCTCTTCTGGTAACCGCTTTGTGGACGCGCTGGCCGTACTTGTCCGACCTTACATCACGCTGGTCTTCTTCCATCTTTGGATCCTGATCGAGGTCTGTCTCGTGATCTACGGGATCAACAGCGGTTATGATCTCGGCCAGCTCGCAAAGCTGGTTTGGGATGACAACACGGCCGCGATCTTCGGCGCCATCATGGGTTTCTGGTTCGGCGATCGAATGTTGAAGCGTGGCCATCAGCAAATGGCGGCAACGCTTTCGGTCTCGAAGGCCACTGCGGGGAACAAGTGATGGCGGGCCAGTCTAATCCGGGGCACGACAGCGTCGAGGCTGCCTATGTCGCGCTAGGCGTCCGGGTCGGTGCTGTTGAGCGAGACATAGGCGAGGTCAACGATCGACTGTTGGGCCTCGACACCAAGATCGATAAGGGCATAGCGGGCCTTGCCAGCGAATTCCGCTCGTCGCTCTCGTCCCTCACGACCCAGCTTAGCGAGCGCAACCGCACGCCCTGGGCGGTGCTGATAGCCGCGGCGGGGTTTATTGTGGCCGTTCTTGGCACCGTAGGATCTCAAGCGCTTGCTCCCGTTCGAGACAACGTAAAGACCTTGCAGGACCAAATCGTTCCTCGCGAGGAAATCAACTATCGCAGCACCGCTAACGATAAGCGCCTCTCTGCGATCGAAGCGGACATCAGGCTGAGCGAGCAGCGGCGTTATGATTTGATGATCCGTAACATAGATCGTCTCGAAAATGAGAACCGGGCAATTCGTGGGCGGTGACATTTGCAGGCGTAGCCGGCGTTCTATTCGGAAGCCCATGACCGCACGAGGGCGGGTCGCCTAACGCTGCGGGTTTGCTTTATTTTGACTCACAAAGCTGAAGTCACACGGTTGAGCCATCCAATAGTTGCACTTGGGTGATGTGAAGCATCTTGGATGGTAAATATATAATTAACGCGCAGTAGGTACTCTCCTGCGACTTAGTGTCTTAGTGGCAGGAGCCTATCATGTCTTTCGTCCAGAACTTGAGAGTTCTCTGGAAAATAATTCTTATCGTCGCCGTGCTCGGTTCGGTTAGCGTAGCTTCGATTTTATTTGCCGCATTTAGAATGAATGCCATTGACGAGACGTATAGCCATCTCGTCAACGATGTTGACTTGGCAGCAGCCTACTCTGCGCGGGCCGGTCGCGACGTTGAGGCGTACGTCTCCGCAGCTTATCAATTGCTCGTTGAAACGACGGATGAAGGCAACAAGGCGCTTCTGCGCAAAAGCACCGAGAGCAAATCGCGATACGACGAACGAGTTCGTGAGGCCACAAAGTTGTTGCCAGAGAAGGCCGCCGAGTTCGAAGCGGTCCAGCGGCAATTTCTCGCCGTTTTTTCTGCATGTGACCCTTTAATTGTTAGCGCCTCTCAGACCACATCTGCCGCTGAGAATGCCGGCGTCGCTAATCAGCTGAAGCAGAAATGCGCACCTCTCGCGCAGGCCGCGCTGGATGCCCAGGCGAAATTCGTCACCAATCTCCTCGGCTTTGCGAAGTCGTCAGCGTCGGCGGCATCGGCTGATACTGTATCCACAATTCGGACAGTTCTAGCGAGCGTCACAGCTGGTCTGCTCGTCTCATTCGCGATCGGGATCTATATCGGCATTAAAGGTCTTTCGCAGCCCATTTCCGCGTTGATGAGCGTGATGAGCCGCTTCGCGGCAGACGATCTCGAAGGAGACGTGCCGGGCGTGCATCGTCGCGACGAATTGGGCGGAATGGCCCGGACGGTGGAGGTTTTCAAGACTAATGGGCTTGCCGTACGTCAAATGCGAGTCGATCAGAAGATCGCGGAGGAGCAAGCTGCGGAGAGAAGACGGGCTGATATGCTGCAGCTTGCAGACACGTTTGAGACGGCTGTTGGCGAGATTGTTGAGACTGTATCATCGGCTTCCACCGAGTTGGAGGCGTCCGCCGGCACACTAACCGCCGCAGCAGGGCGGTCGCAGGAACTGACGACCGTCGTTGCAGCAGCTTCGGAAGAGGCTTCCACAAACGTACAGTCGGTCGCTTCTGCGACGGAAGAAATGTCTTCATCCGTACGCGAGATAAGCCGGCAAGTGCAGGAATCAGCGGCAATTGCGAGCGAAGCGGTCACCCAGGCTCATCAAACAAATGATCGCGTCGTGCATCTCGCGCAGGCTGCCGCCCGCATTGGCGATGTCGTCGAGCTAATCAACACGATCGCGGGACAGACGAATCTGCTTGCCTTGAATGCGACAATTGAAGCAGCGCGAGCTGGCGATGCGGGCCGAGGATTTGCGGTAGTCGCGTCCGAGGTGAAGGCGCTCGCTGAGCAAACAGCTAAAGCCACTGGCGAGATCAGTCTGCAGATCGACAACATTCAGAATGCAACTCAAGACTCCGTCGCTGCCATCAAGGAAATTAGTGCTACGATAGGGCGGATGTCAGAGATCTCTTCGATGATCGCTGCGGCAATCGAAGAGCAGGGGGCTGCTACGCAGGAGATATCTCGCAACGTACAGCAGGCAGCCCAAGGCACAATGGAAGTTAGCTCGAATATCCTTGACGTTCAACGAGGAACGAGTGAGACAGGTTCGGCCTCATCGCAGGTCCTTTCGGCTGCGCAAGGATTGTCGCGAGATAGCAACAGGTTGAAGCTTGAAGTTGCCAACTTTCTGAATGGGGTTCGAGCGGCCTAAAAATGGTGGTAGGTGATGGACGCCGTCACCTACCCACTCTCTCTACAGTGAAGCGTCGGTTTTGCGACCGGTTCGGTGTTTTTCGCTCGGCGTCACAATGTCCGCCATCGCCGTAAAAAGTCTCAAATTGCGACCGATCCATTTTTTCTCGACGCGTAGGGCTATGACCGCGTGCGTCTCGTCCTCGGCAATAACGCGGGCCTCGGTTTCGAGTAAGGAAGCGCGATCCATCAAATTACTCCGGCACTGTTTTGCGTTGATAGTTTCTTAAGACGCAATCCTCACGCTGTGCGAGCGGATTTACCAGCGGTTTATCTCTAGCGATGCGAACGGAATATCCATTGTTCGTGGCGTGCTGGCACCGCGCGCGTGATGCAATCGTATCGCGCCAAGTCATGGTTGCAAAATTACCCGCAAATGGGTGATGGGGCTCGCGAGGCGAGCACCCGGCACAGCCGACGATGCGACGAAATGTCTAGAAACTTGCTCGGTTCAGCAATCGATGTCTACGAGACGTAGCGAGCGCTCCGGCGCGAGCGAGGGGCTGATATTGCTCATGGCTTCAATCCCAGCGGCAACTAGCGCTCGGGATGCACATGACGGCGGACGAGATCCTCTAGCCAGACCGACACATCTTCATAGGCGGGGTCGCAGCGCTCCTGGATCTCGCGCCACGGATGGGCTCTATCCTGAACGCATGATGCAACTCCGCAACTGAACGGCGGCTTCTAGAAAAGCGCGGGTAAGACGTTCCGGCGTAGTGGGAGCCGGTCGATCACATGCGGGTTTCGCAGATGGCCGCGGTATCGCGGTGCGAGGGAGATTGAGCTATGGCGACGAATAAACCATCGGGCGACAACGCTCGCAAAGGCGCGGTCCGTAAGCGTAGTCAGACGGAACGGAGCGTGCGCGCTGAAACACTTACCAGGCGTGTTCGCGCAGAGCGGCTGTGTCTGTTATGTTGAGTCCTTCCTGGACACGGAGAATGCGGCTTTATCGTCAAGCTTTCGAAGAGCGGCCTTCAGCTTTCGCACGCCGGCCAATTCGATATTGTGACGCCTCGCGACCTTGGCGACCGCACTGGTGCGTCGATTCAACGCTCCGGCGGCACGAGCGACCGACGCGCCTTGCTCTGATAACTGCCGCAGTCGGATGATATCTCCATCGGTCCAGCTACGGCTTGTAACGTGTGTCATGATCATCTCCCTACTTCGGGGGCTGCAGGCCTGGCGAATTTGCCCAGCGCTCAGCCTGGGCCTCGGTTTCGATCTGCCGAGCCTGCTTCATGAGCTGATCGCGCTCGCTACCCGGGCGCATTCGCATCGCTTCGGCGCGAAGAAGCTTCGCGCGATCGACAAGGATCTCTGGAGGATTTTGCTGAGCTGAAAACATACGCTTTGTCATGCGCATATTCCCTTTCCATGCTGGCGGGGGGCGGGAGCGCAATCGGCGTTCTCATCACCGATGGATATACCAAGGGCCGTGCGGGAATGGCGGTAGTTCAAGCTTGTATGTCGCGAGAGTCCAGCTTTCTTTTACAGAAAGTTTTTGGAACAAAACCGTCGATTGCACTTCCCTAGATTGAGGTGCGCATGTTTCGTTGGATTATCAGTAAGTTATGGGTTCCGTCAGCAGTTGCTGAGCAGATCAAGGAGGCGTCGGCTCCTTTGATCGATAGATCAGACCTGGCTCAACTTGTTCGCCTCTTGCAAGAGGAGGACCTAGATCAGGTCGCTGATGGCGAAGCTGAAGCTTGATCTTCGGGCTCCTCGGCACGATGAGACCCGACCAGACATCGCGCGCATTCGAACCAGTATCGCGCGGAACCGGAAATGGGGAGCGAGGCCCGCACCAAGTCCATCCGCATTTCGCACTTGGGGCAGGTCGGCGCGTCTAAGAGCTTGCTTGTCGGCATGGGGGACATTCCGAAAAGGCTCAGAATGCATGAGACCTCTTGGGCGGTCTGCTAATCAGATAGCGAACTTCCAAAATCGCTTCGCTGCATGGTTGTGTCGCCTGGCCATAAGGCTTCAACCATCAATCGAGACGGGCAAACGAACGCGCGACGATCTGTGGACAGTCGCGCCGACGGATCGTAAAGCGCGCGGCATCAAAGTGACATGTGAGCGTGTGATGTCCGGATCTTCATCGCCCGTGCTGTTTCAGGTCGAGCCGCTATCCTGCGGCTATGGTTACGTCATCAAGGCGACCTGGCCGGACGGCTTCTGCGAAAATCTCGCTGGTCTACTTGTAAGCCGTGAAATGGCTGAAGCATGAATCGAAAGCGACTCAGAGGTTTATGTGAGCGCTCGACGTGCCCATCACCCAGTCTGAAGCGCCTCATGATAGCGATTGCGGTAATGCTCCAGCACGAAGGTCCGCAGTTCGGATGAGAGATTAGGCCCCTCGCGCTTACTATCTACATCTGCGATGAGTCCGAAAAGCGACACGTTGCGCTCGTGCGCAATGTCCTTGAGGGCATCCCAAAAAGCGTCTTCAAGCGTCACGCTGGTCTTCCTCTTGCCGACGACGACAGACCGTTTTCTGACGCCCGATCTGAGGTGCCCTCCAATAATAGTGCTGCGTTTCAATGGTGAAGTCATTCGGAACCGGAGAAGCTACGGGCTATGAGCACTCAATCTTCAGATTAAGCGGGGCCGCCAGATGCAATCGTCGGCGCCCCCGCGCGACGTGAACGGAAGTGGGGAACGCTCACGACGTCGTGCCGGGTTTTGGCGTGTCAACTTCCTGTAGGCAAGGCGCCGGAAGCGCGCAGCGCGGCCCGGACCCGTCGGACGCCGTCAAACTGCTTTCCAAGCATCCGAGCCTTTTTCTGTACGCTCGAGGAGTTACGTCCCAAGGCGGCAGACGCCCGCATTAATGACGCACCTTCATCGCAGAGCTCGACGAGCCGCTTCTCATCATCTTTGGTCCAGACGCGTGTGATCGATCGCTTCATTGATTGTCTTTCGGCGGCTTCAATTCGCCCTGCAGCCATCCTTCGGCTAATTTCAGAGGATCTGGATCGAGCGTCGTCACGATGAACATGCATTTCGGGCATTCATAGGCATGCGTCACGAAGCCTGGCTTAGCGGGAGATGAGCGGATCCACGATGTGGCTGAAGCGCATTGTGGACAGGGAGGATGACGTGTTCGCGGCATGAGTGGATCTTAGTCCTCCCCTCACGATCGAACAACATTTGTGAGCGCAGCGTCCAGTTAACCTGGTGGAAAGGATCCGAAACGCTCAGCGCGGCAATCACGGCGTGTTGCGCGGCACAAAAGCACCCTTGTGGTATTTACAGCCGCATGGATGCCTACGAAATCGCCGAAATGGACGGGGGGTACGCAGTGTTGGTTCACGGCCGACCGCAGATCCTTTTTAGGTCGCGGCGGGAAGCTGAGGCCGCACTGGTGCAAATTTTGGCTTTAGAGGAGCTCACACCGTGGCATGATATCGCCAGGTCAGCGGGGGTTCATGACTGAGGACGCCCTATCGTTCGCCGGGCCACCAATACGAGGCGGGGTCGGTAGCGCTAATTTTAGTGGGACGTAGCGCTACCAGGCAGCTTCTCTTGTATGGGTATCCCCTGAGCTGAGAGCAATCTTTGCACCTCATTGCGCGCTCTAGCTCGTGGACGGGCGTAATGGCTTTCGGTCGCCGGATGATGGTGAGATCCACAGTTTGATTGGTATCGCAACCGAGGCATCGGACTTCGAGAAAGCGGTAACCCGCATTGAGGGCGTCGCCCAACATCGGCGATGGTTGGGCCGGGCCCTTGTAGCCCAGCATGCGATAATTCCAAGCAACGCACGCGAGCCGGTCGGCAAGCTGCCGGGCCTCACGAGCCTTTTCGGCAGACGCCCGAATTGTCGCCCCAAAAAGTCGCTCTCGTGATTTCGGGCCCATGAGTCATGATCGCTTAAGCTTAGATGCGACGCCATCCCCTAGGAATGGACGTGCGCTTCCGGGACGAACGACAACTTGGTCAAGGCATGGGCTATCGTTTTACGATGAGCGAAGCGGAAGCTTCGCGCCATTCCGACGCGACAAAATTCTTCAATAGTTTCAGGACCCGAAATTAAAGTCGATTGTCGGAATGCGCCTTGAAGTCCTTGACGTAGAGGCTTCCTCTTAATCAACATTCGTAGCGGTTGCATCAGATATCGTCCCCTTCTATTTTTGCGCTTGTTCAACTATGACGCAACTTGATGGGGATTTTCACATGGCTAGGAAGCCGCTTTCCGCTGACGAAGACAGCGCTCCAAAAGTGGTGACTCCGGAGCAATCCCCAGACGCCGAACCGCAAAAAAAGATTGATGAAGATGCGGTAGCCTCCCACGAGCGGTCGAAGGCGGCCGGCGGCGATCCGGCTCCGGCTAAGCCATCAAGACCAAAGACGTGGATGGAAGCGCTTCGCGTTCAG